TGGCTCGCGCCCAAACGGTCACATTGACTATGTTAGAAGCGGCATCATTCGCACGTCCCAGAGTGATGAGATCAGTGAGAACGATGGAGCCGGGACTTTCATAGTTACTCAAACCGTCTGAACGCGCGGCGTCTGTCTTATTGACTCTTAAATAATTATTATGCCAAATAAAAGGCAAATGCAATTCAACCGGAGTATTATCCCCGGGGCTGAGCATGACATGCGGGAAGGTACTGAAGTAGGAATCAGTGATCTCCTTAAGCTCGACAGCAGAAGCTCTTGCATAACGCCTCATAGCATACAAAGGTGATTTCTGCGAATTGTTGTTCGCTACAGTAGTGTCGTCGAAGCGCTCCCCCCAATAAGGCAGCATGGGTGCATAAGCAGCCATAAGCTGACCATAATGAAAAGGAGTACCATTGACGATAAAACGAACTTCAAGTTCACAACTCAAATAACGATAATTGTCTAACTTCTTCTTAATTCTGGCGTTAGTACGCCAGAGGGTCCAAGGATCAATAACTTCTAAAAAGTCAACATCCTTTTCCCATTCAAAAGAAGTCAATTCAATGTAACGTTCAAGAAAGCCTCCCAGCTCACTCCCTTGCGCGCCTGTTTCATGGAAAGTAGAATCCATAGCAGTCGGCATATCTAGAGAATAAGTGGTAAGAGACTCAACAAAAGAAACATTTTGAGATGCTACATCGTTGTCCGCAGAAATTTTTTCTTGGTGATTAGGGTCCACACCCGTATTAGTGTTGTTTACAGTGTTAATCATATTTAAAAATAAAAATATATATAGGTTGCAGAGCATAATCAGGCCAGGGCCTCCTCGCGTGGAGGGGTCTCCAAAAGGGCCCTCTGCAACATTTGATCCAAAACTCGATTGAGTTTCTCTGCGTGAGAAGGATCAGAACTCTCCGCAGTATACTCGCGCTCATGACGGTTGGCGAGCACCGCTTCATACCATGGACGAGGAGAAAACGGAACATTCCACTTCTCGCAAAGTGGACGCAACCGCACTACCCAGTCATCGTACTGTTTCCTACCGTATTGCGAAAACTCCATAAGAGCATCAGCAACGGCAGATGCGCGCTTCTCAGCTATGGTCATCTGACTCACTACGCCAATAGTGAGCATCTTCCCAATGCTGGTCAACGCTAGAGGAGCTAGATAAGAACCCAGCTCCTCACACATGACAAATTTACGTTTGCCAATATCCACCTCATCCCACGTTTTGTGTGAGAAGATATCCGCTCCTTTATCAGAAGGGGTATATTTCAAATTCATCTTCGCATAGGCGCACGCGAAGGCTTGAAAATTGAAAAGGCAGATAAAAGCATCCGTGATGGCATACAAGCCATCATCGCCATGCGTTATAATGGTCACTT